CTTGTGGTAATCATACTTATCCTTGGTGAAGTGTTGCTTCATTGCAAGGTAAGTTTTATATGTTTCAAATGGCATCATTCTCTACTATATTAAATGCCAAAGTAATTCTTTCTTTATTAACAATCTGTGGTTCTACATGATGTAAAGTGCTTGCAGGAAACATTACCATTGTTCCATCAAGACCTTCATATGCACAATTATATTCATCAAAAATAGTAGGGTGACCATGATTCTTATAATATATCACACCTGAAAGAAATCCTGCATGGTTATGCATTGGATTATCATCTCCTTTATATGCAAAGTTAGTCCATATATCATACCCATCAAAATGTCCGTCCCACTTTCTCATTTTAAATCGTCTATGGTGTTTTCCTCCACCCCAATACTTTGTAGACAATCTCAACATCCATGCTAACCAAAAAGATTGTTCAACTAAATGAGGAGAGATGGAACACTGATATGAATTATGTACCTTCCCATCCAAAGAAAGATACCCCGTATTCTCATGGGCTTTCAGTGTTGCTAATGGATTATTCTTAAACTTCCTACTTTCTTTTACCCAACCATCAATCTCCTTCTGAATCTGTTTAGGAATCTTAGTCACCATCACTGGACACGTAGTACCTGGTGCAAGTTTATGCATATTTAAAAAGTCAGTCATCATAAAGCAGGACGTTTTTGTTTTTCATCTTTCATTGAGATGATGATTCTATTGTTC